GTGGAGATCGAGCCGGGCTATGTGGCGGTGGCGCTGGAGCGCTGGGCGACGATGACCGGGCGGACGCCCACGCTGCTGGACGGTGCGCCGTGACCAAGCCCGGTAGGCCCAAGGCGGACATCGACTGGCAGACCGTGGGCAAGTTGCTTGAAGCGGGCTGCGCAGGTACCGATATCGCAAGCCAGCTTGGGATATCAGTCGCAACGCTGCGGGTGCGTTGCAAGCAGGACAATAACATGAGTTTTTCCGCGTTTTCCCAACAAAAGCGAATGGCGGGAGACAACCTGCTGCGCGCTGCGCAGTACAAGGCGGCGATGGAGGGCAACACGACGATGTTGGTTTGGTTGGGCAAGCAACGGCTGGGCCAGTCGGACAAAACGCAGGCGGAGATCACAGGCCCGAACCGCGGGCCGCTCGTCATCACCTGGGACGATGGCGGAGATAATAATTAAGCCAGCCCCACACCCTGGCCAAAAGGCTGTCCATCGCCACCCCGCGCGGTTCAAAGTGCTGGACTGCGGGCGACGGTGGGGCAAAACAAGGCTTGGGGTGATGGAGTGCTTGATTGTGGCCGCGCGCGGCGGGCGCGCGTGGTGGGTTGCGCCGTCCTACAAAATGAGCGAGGTCGGCTGGCGTCCGCTGCGGCGGCTGGCTGCGCAGATACCCGGCGCTGAGGTGCGGCGGGGTGACAGGCAGATCATTACCCCAACGGGCGGCGAGGTGTCGGTACGCAGCGCGGACAACCCGGACAGCCTGCGCGGCGAGGGGCTGTCCTATGTGGTGCTGGACGAATGCGCATTCATGCATGAGGACGCTTGGACGCAGGCGCTACGCCCGGCGCTGGCAGACCGAAAAGGCCGGGCGCTGTTCATCTCCACGCCCAAGGGCCGCAATTGGTTCTGGCGGCTGTGGCAACTGGGCCAGGCGAATGATACCGAATGGCACAGTTGGCGGTTCAGCAGTTACGACAACCCGCACATTGCGGCGAGCGAGATCGACGCGGCGCGCGCCCTGCTGCCCGACCGGGTGTTCCGCCAGGAGTTTCTGGCGGAGTTCATCGACGACGCGGGCGGGGTGTTCCGGCGCGTGGCCGAGGCTGCGACGGCGGTAGAACAGCCAGGCGCGGTATCGGGCCATGATTACGTGATTGGCGCGGACTGGGGCAAGCATGCGGACTTCACGGCGCTGGCGGTGATTGACTTGGCGACCAGTGAGCTTGTCCACCTCGACAGGTTCAACCAGATTGACTATGCCGTTCAGGTGGGGCGGCTCAAGGCGCTGGCGTCCAGGTTCCGGCCGGTGGTGGTCATTGCCGAAAGCAACGCGATGGGGGAGCCGATTATCGAGCAGCTTACCCGCGACGGGCTGCCGATGCGTCCATTCCGCACAACCAACGCCAGCAAAACGGCGCTGATTGACGCGCTGGCGCTGGCGTTCGAGCAAGGCGCGATCCGCATTCTGCCAGATGTGACGCTGATCGGGGAGCTACAGGCTTACGAGATGGAGCGTCTCCAATCGGGTGCATTGCGCTACAGCGCGCCCGATGGGATGCACGACGACACGGTGATGGCGTTGGCGCTGGCGTGGTCTGGTGTGAGCAATACGCCGTGGCTGCTGTGGTGAGCGTGCCCGCGTCGCGCGCGATCTACTGCGGCAACGGAGACGCCCACGGCGGGCGTGGGCATTTCGTGGCCAGGATTACCGGGCCAAACATCGAAATTTGGTGCGCCAAGTGCAAGACGTTCCACGCCGTGCCCATCGCCGATCTTGTGCGCGACGCGATCCTTGTTTGCCAGCGCGGCGACGCTGGGCCGCAGACCGGTGAATTGCTGTGGTGACGGTTGACAATTCCGGTTGATCGTGGTATGCTGTTTTCGTGGACAGCGGGCAACGCCCGCAACGCATGAGCGCCTAGAGCGACATCCACACGCCTCGACACAAGGGCCCACGAGGGTTAGTAATATCCTCGTGGGCTTTTTGCATCATGGACTATTTGAGCCTGCTCCAACAGCCATTTTTTCGCACCGTCCAAAACCCGGCGACCAAGGCGATTGACTTGTCGCCCGCGGGTGATTTTTGGTATTCCGCCGTCCGCGACGAGGACACCCCGTCCGGCGTTGACCTGCTGCGCGCTGTGCCGTGGCTGTGGCGGGCGGTGGAGTTGCGCGCTAACGCGGTGGCGACTATGCCGTTTGCGATCATGGCGGGCGAGACCGAGCGGGACAACTCCATCGATTACGCCAACGCGCTGGGCTGGCTACCAGACCCCCGGCGTTTGCTGTGGCTGACCGAGGCGGCGCTGTGCGTCTACGGCGCGGCGTACTACTGGCGGGAGCGCAACCGGGTAGCGACCAAAGCCGTTCGGTACGTTCGGCCCGACACCGTGGAGCCGCAGATTGACCCACGGCTGGGCTTGACCGGGTTCGTGCGCACGGTCAACGGCCAGCGCATCGCCGTACCGGTGAACGATATCACCTACATCTGGCGCAGCGATCCGGCTGTGGAGCTTGGCCCGCCCGGCGGTTCGCCGGTCATGGCGGCACTGGCCGCTGCGGGCGTGCTGCACTATATGGACAGGTTCGCCGGAGCGTACTTCCAACGCGGCGCAATCAAGGCGACGCTGCTCACGGTGAGCGGTGCGCCCGTGGCCAATGAGCGTGACCGCCTCAAGACCTGGTGGCGCGATCTCGTGTCGGGTATCCGCAACGTGTTTGCAACAGAGATCGTCAACGCCGACAGCGTGACGCCGGTGGTCATTGGCGAGGGGCTGTCAGAGTTGAGTAACGCGACGCTGACCGGCGAGAAACGCCAGGACATCGCCACCGCGCTGGGCGTGCCGCAGTCCGTGATTTTCTCCGAGAGCGCGGGCGGGCTGGGCGGCGCTGGCGTTGTGACGATGGACGAACGGCATTTCTACGACAAGACCGTTCTCCCGGAGACCGAGCTAATTGCTGAGGCGTGGAACAGCCAGCTACTCGCGCCGTTGGGGTTGCGGATTGAGTTTCGGCCTGAAACCCTGGACGTGTACCAGGAGGACGAAAACCAGCGGGCCGCGGCGTTTGCAACCTACGTCAACGCGGGCATTCCGCTGGAGGTGGCCGGCCCGATGGTGGGCCTTGAACTGCCCGCGGGCTGGGATTGGGACAAGCTGGCCGCTCTCAAGGAGGAGCGCCGCGAGACGATGGCCGCGCAGATGGAGAGCCGGGACGATGGCGAGGAAGACGCTGACGACCCACAGGCGCTGGCCGACCTGCGCAAGTGGCGCGCCAAGAGCGTTAAGCGCGGCCGGCTGGCGCGGTTCGAGAGTGCCCACATTCCGGCGGCGATCATGCAGGATGTGATCGGCCACGGGGCAAACGGCTGGCGCGACGCGTTGGACAACGTGATTGCAGTCTATGACGGCGAGGAGCGGGAGACCAAAGCGCAGCCGGTCGGTGACGTGGCGGCGCTGGTGGACGCGTTGCGGGCGGCGACGGAGGCGCTGACGAATGAACCTGTCGCCGTTGGCTGACAACGCTCTCCCCCTGGCCGACGCCGTGGTGACGGTTGCCGACTGGATGCGGTCGCGCAGCATCGCGCTGCCGTCCGACCTGGCCGCCAACATTCAGGCGGTCAAGACGCAAGCGTACTTCCAGCGGGCGCTGTGGGATTACACGCGCAAATTCCACGGTGGAACAATGGACGTGTCCACCTTCCTGGACAAGTTCATCGTGCTTGTCGAGGATCAAGCGCGGCGAGCGTGGAATGAGGGGATGCGCAACGTTGGGCTTGACCCGGCGCATATCACCATCAACCAACGCGCGCACCTGCAAGAGATCATCAATCACGAGCTAAATCAGGTGCTCGATTTTGCGGGTTCCATTGAGCAAGCCGCGAAGGATGGCAAGCCGGTTGACCCGTTCAAGGCGCGCTGCGACCTGTGGGCCAACCGCTACCCCAACATCGTCAACGAGGCAATGGCCTACTGCCAGCCGACCGAGCGTTTCCGCTGGGAGTACGGCGACACCGTGCAACACTGCTCAACATGCGCGACGCTGAACGGCATTGTCGCCACCGGCGTGCAGTGGCGCATGGCGGGCGTCATGCCGCAAAATCCCCCCAACCCCCGGCTTGAGTGTGGCGGCTGGCGCTGCCGCTGCCGTCTCGTGCCAACTACCGACCCGCTGACCGAGACGGGCATACCGATGGTGTAACATGGACAGCAACCAATTCGTGACAATCGGCGGCGAGCTAAAGGCGCTGGGCGACGGCAGGATCGGCGGCTATCTGGTGCGCTTCGGCACGCCAGACATGCCCGACCTGACCGGCGACTACTTCGCCGCCGACACCGACTACGACCTGGACGGCGGCGCGGGCAGGACGACCGTGCTCTACCATCACGGCATGGACGCCAAGCTGGGCCGGCGCAAGTTGGGCCGTGGCGACCTGCGGCAAGACGATCTTGGCGTCTGGGTTGAAGCGCAATTAGCCATGCGCGACGAGTACGAGCGCGCCGTTTATGGCATGATCGAGGCGGGCAAGATGGGGCTGTCCAGTGGAACCGCTTCCCACCTTGTTGAGCGCGAGCCGCAGGCCGGCGGCGTGTCCAAGATCACCCGCTGGCCGTTGGGCCTGGACGCCAGCATCACGCCGATCCCGGCGGAACCGAGAACGAGCGTCACCACGCTCAAAGCCTACCTGGACGCGGCCGAGCCGTTCGTCAAGGCGCTGTTGCCACAGGCTGACGCGGGGAGCGCAGCGGCAAGCGCGACGAAGGCGGAGCCACCGACAACCGATAACCACACTCCACAGGAGACAACGACAATGGACGATGCACAGTTGCAGGCGATCATTGCGCAGACGGCAGCCGACGCGGCCGCCGCCGCGACGAAAGCCGTCATGGACAAGCTGGCCGCCGAGCCTGCGGCTAACCCGATGGAGACCGAGGTCAAGAGCAGGCCGGCCGAGGTCAAGAGCAAGCCGGAACCGTTCGCCAATCTGGGCGAGCAGTTGGACGCCATCCGCCGCGCCAGCACCCCCGGCCTGAGCCGTGACCGGCGGCTGGACAGCTACAAGGCGATCAGCGGCATGAGCGAGACCGTACCGGAGGACGGCGGCTACCTGGTGCAGACCGACTTTGCCACCGAGTTGCTGCGGCTGACCCACGAGACCGGCCTGCTTACCAGTCGCGTGCGGCGCATCCCCGTGGGCGCCAACGCCAATGGGCTGACCATCAACGCGGTCAAGGAGACCAGCCGCGCGACCGGCTCGCGCTGGGGCGGCGTGCAGGTCTACTGGCGCGAGGAGGCCGGCACCGTCACCGCCAAGCAGCCGGAATTCCGCCGCATGAAGCTCAACCTGCATAGCCTGATGGGCCTGTGCTACGCTACCGACGAGGTGCTGGCCGACGCCACCGCGCTGGGTTCTGTGATCCAGCAGGCGTTCAGCGAGGAGTTCGGCTTTGCGCTGGACGACGCCATCATTCGCGGCAGCGGCAACGGCCAGCCGCTGGGCATCCTCACCAGTCCGGCGACCGTGGCCGTCGCGAAGGAGACAGGGCAGGTGGCCGACACCGTGGTTTGGGAGAACATCGTCAAGATGTGGGCGCGGCTGTGGAGCCGCAGCCGCAACAACGCCGCGTGGTACATCCATCAGGACGTGCTGCCGCAGTTGGCGACGATGGCGATGACGGTCGGTGTGGGCGGCGTGCCCGTCTACCTGCCCGCGACCGGCGCGGCCGGCCAGCCCTACTCGACCCTGTTCGGGCGTCCGGTGATCGAGATCGAGCAGGCCGACACTGTGGGCGACCTGGGCGACATCATGCTGCTGGACCTGAGCCAGTACCTGATGATTGACAAGGGCGGCTTGGAGGCTGCGCAGTCGATCCACGTGCGGTTCCTCTACGGCGAGAACACGTTCCGCTTCATCCTGCGCACCGACGGCCAGCCGATCTGGAACAGCCCCATGACGCTGTACAACAGCAACACCACGGTTTCGCCGTTCGTGTTGCTGGCGGCGCGATAACGGAGGACACGACAATGGGTAGCCTGAGCATTCCGAGTGACATGCATTTCGTCAAAGGCCTCGACCCCGTGGCCGACTTCATGGCCGGTACCGCCGTCACCGATGTTATCGAGGTCGGCGGCGAGGGGATCGGGTTCCTGATCTACAAAGGCGTCGGTACGACCGGCGTCTCCACGATCACCGTGGAGGCATGCGACGACACCAGCGCCACCACCACCGCCGCCGTGCCGTTCTGGTACAAGCGCATCGCGGCCACGGACGCCGGTTGGACGGCGGCGTCCGCGGCGGGCTTCGCGACCACTGCGGGCAGCAGCGACATGTACCTGATTGCCGCGCCGCGCGATGTGTTCGCGTCCAGCGGCTACCGGTACGCCCGCCTGAAGGCGGTTGAGACCACCGATAGCGCGGTGTTGGGCGGTATCGCCGCATTCATCTACGGGCTGCGGTACTCGCCGCAGCCCGCCAGTCTGATCGACTAGGAGGCGCAAACTATGGCTGTTTACAACGCAACCACAGCGGCGGCGCTGACTGGTACGATCCTGGGCACACGAGTTGACCGGGCCACCGCTGCACTGCCACAGACCGCCGCCGCCGCGATCTTCACCGTGACCGGTGGACGCGTGGCGATCATGGCGATCCTGGGCGAAGTGACCACGGCGATCCAGAACCAGGCCAACAACACCAAACTGGTTGGCAATCCGACCGTGGGCTCCGACGTCGACCTGTGCGCCGTGCTCAACATCGCCGCCGATGAGGTGGGTTGTCTGTATGGCATCACAGGCACCGTTAGCGACGCGCTGGTTGGCGCCAATGCGGGCTATGCCCCGCTTCCCGACCGCCCGCTGGTTGTCGCCGCGGGCACCATCGACCTGAACTGCGCGGCCAGCAACACCGGCAGCGTCAAATGGAGCGTCTGGTATGCGCCGCTTGACGACGGCGCGGTCGTGACCGCTGCGTAGCCCCTTTCTTCTTGTCCACAGCCTCCCCTGGGGGAAATTAACCCTCCCCTCCAGGGGTAGGCTTTTTCACAAAGGCGCAATCATGCCTCCTGTAACCGACCGCTGGTACTGCACCCTGGACGACCTGCGCGCCGAGATCGGCGAGACTGGCACCGCCAACGACGCGCTGCTGTCGCGCTACATCGCGCAGGCGTCGCAGTGGATCGAGACCGCCACCGGTCGCACATTCTACCCGGTCAGCGCGACGCTGTACTTCGATGCACCGCGTCGCGATCCCGGCACGCTGTTTTTGGAGTATGCCGACCTGCTGACCCTGGACGCGCTGACAGACGGCGGCGGAGCAATCTCCACCGCGGCTTGTCGGCTGTACCCGCTCAACCTGTCCCCAAAATATACCATCGTCCTCGACACCGCTGCGCTGGGCCGGGGGTTCCAGTACGGCGCGGATCCATGCCGGGCGATTGCCGTCACCGGGCAATGGGGCTACTGCGCGGACTACATCAACACCGGCATGACGCTGGACGCCGCGATCAGCACGCCCACCGCGGCCAAGATCAACATCAGCGGCGGCGTTGCCGCGGGCATGATGTTGTTGATTGATGACGAGGCGCTGCACGTGTCGGCGGTCTCAGGCACCGTCGCAACCGTGCAGCGTGGCGCGCTGGGTACCACCGCCGCACTCCACAGCGGCGGCGCAGCGGTATGGGTGTACACGCCGCCCGCGGACGTGGCGCTGGCAGTGCTGGCGCTGGCTACGTCCTACAACAACGCCCGCATCGCAGGCGGCGTCAAATCCGAGACTATCGGCGAGTACAGCGTCACCTATGCCGGAGGCGGCATTGCCAGTATCCCGTCCGGCGTGCAGGCAATCGCCAACAAATACAGGAGGATAGGACTGTGAACGACACCCGACAGCTTGCAA